ATAACCAGAGAGGTAGATAGCTCCACGACCCTCTGCGATATCTGACCAAGTCCATCCAATAGGTACTGTGGTTGTATTTGCTATGGGTGTGATACCAGAAATATTATGTGTACTTGCATGGCTTTCACTAAATGGTAATGAATATACAGCAGCAATGGGCGTAGTTCCTGCAACATAACTAATGCCAGCCACAATACGATTCTTTACAAACTTAAGAACTACATTGGTAGCGTTTGCTGTGTTAATATGGTAATGCTGGTGAAGGCTAAGTGATCCACCAGTAAAGTCTCCATGATAGATATAATCTTCGGTAGCTAAATAAAGTTCTGTTCCATCTGTTTCAGCAGCAAGAATCTTTTTGGAAATTGTTGCACCAGTAACAAGAGTAGTAGCGGTACCGGCTGAGGTAACAAGGGATACTCGAATCTGAGCTGTGGTGGCAGCAGTTGCCTCTGTGTTAATAGCAAGGACATAATCTGTGCCACCATAACTTGCTGACAGAGCAATAGTCTTTGCAGTAGCAGATGTGCTTGTAACATCGTAGATTTTAGAGGTGTCTTTAAGAAGAGAAAGTTCACCTATAGTCCAAGGATCAATACCTGTTGATTCAAAATATCTGAAACGAAGAAGATCGGGATTACCCTCAAGGGCTTCTTGGAACTGGATACCTGCACCAAGGTGCCATGATGTCTGAGATCTAACCCATAGACCTGAGTCAAGGGTCTGTTCACCCGGTTCACGAGCTTGGTCAACACGCTCATATTTCCATCGGGCAGTAGATCTGCGGTATGGAATCGTATCTGTGATGTTGTAAAGAAATGGTAAACCACCAAGGGCAACATCAAAAGCATAAGTCTCAAGATCATAATACTCAGAGCTACGACCGGTAAGGTCGTAAGGGGTTGTCTCCGTAATATCTGGCGACTTAGATTTTTTGAAAACCACGCTTGTCTCCTTGGGAATGAAAAGTTAGTTGGGAGTTATTACTTACGACATTAGGCGAGAACACTCCCAAAACTGCCCCTGTTTCAAGCTAGATCAAGCAGAAGGTATTGCTACCTGTATCCACTCTTTGTTTATTTCAGACCATTTCCAAATAAAACCATCAACTTCATCAGGTCGAGCAACTGGTGCTACCCATTCAAAAGTTGTATAATTTAATTTCCAAGAAGGGTATGGTTGTGGTGCAATAAATACATCAAATTGTGGGTCATAGATAAAACCAGCACCAGCATAATTTCCACGGATGTTTCCATTATAGGAAGTACGCTTACAAGTTAATCCTTCAAACCAAGGGAGAGAAGCATAAAATTGTTCCCACGCCTCAGTTGAACCACCAACTTGTGTGCCATCTAAATCAGTTTGAGTTATGTTTTCATCAACGCCAGTAATTACATTAACTACTATGTTGTCTTTATTTATTAACGCATAGTGTGCCATTATGACCAACTCACATTTCCGCTACCAGCAGTAAATCTTTTGTATGAATAAGAACCATCGGTTCCAGTTGAGTCAGCAGTTAATCCTGCACCGACTGTAATATTTCCAGCAGAAGTTAACCAACGAAGGATTACAACACCGCTTCCGCCAGCACCAGGGGTGTGTGTGTATTCAGCAGCACCATCTGGTCTTGAAGCACCACCACCTCCACCTCCTGTATTAGAAGTTCCACTAGTACCGTTACCGTTTTGACCGTTTCCGCCTAATCCACCATTACCGCCACCACCAGTACCACCAGTACCACGAGTTCCGTTTAGATAAACTCCACCTCCACCACCGCCACCACGAGTTACAGATGAACCAGTAATGCTTGATGCAACACCATTACCACCATTACCGCCACTACTAGTTGTTCCAGCAACACCAGCAGCGGCAGCTCCACCGCCACCACCAGAGCCATAGTTTCCACCTGATGACCCCGCTCCACCGCCGAAACCTTGATTTGCTGTTCCTGTTCCACCTGCACCACTATCCATACCACCACCACCAGAGCCACCAGAGCCACCAGCAACAGAGTTTCCACCTCTACCTCCACCTGTGGAAGTTATCGTATCAAATACTGAACTTTCGCCTTGGGTTGCCTGTGTAGTATTGTATCCAGCAGCACCAGCAGCTCCACCGCCACCAACAGTTACTGTGTAATTTGTTGATTTCGGTCTAGACAATGCTGTTTCCGCAGATGCTCCTCCACCAGAAGTGCTAAATGATGTCCTGTAGCCACCTGCTCCACCACCTCCGCCGTAAGCTCCACCACCACCTCCACCACCTGCAATAACTAAATAATCTATAGTCACCAATGTTGGAATTGTTACAGAGTTAGTTGCAGTAGAGTCAGCACTCGCTCCATTGGCATTAGTTGCTTTAACCTTAAAAGTATAACTTGAACCTTGGGTTAATCCAGTAAATGTATGTGTTGTAGAACTTGTTGTTGCAGCATTTTGTGATGCTTGTGCAGTTGTGCCATTAAGAAATGGAGTAATAGTTATAGATGTAAGATTTTTACCACCATTATTTCCATTAGCCCAAGTTACTGTTACATCAGTTGTTACAGCACTTGTTGAAGCAGTACCAATAGTTCTAACTTCAGGTAATGTTGTTGGGGTTACGGCAGCAGCATTTGGTGTGTTAACCGTAGTTCCAAAGTTGTTCTGTGCATTACCATAAACAGTATAAGAAGTTCCTGGAGTAAGACCAGTAAGAGTTACTGTTGTGCTTGAACTTGATGCACTATGTCCTTCAGCAGTTGTATAAGCATTATACTGATTAGGAGTTCCACCACCGCCACCTGCTGTAAACACAACAGATAGTTTTCCAGCAGTAGCCGTATAAGCATCACCAGTTGAAACATCTGTAACTGAAACAATTTGTGGAGTTGCTGGTGGGGCAGATACTGCTACAAATGTAGTTCCATTGAAAATCTCAAGGATTTCAAGTTGACCGTTATAGTAGGTATCTCCGATTACAGGGTTGGTTGGTCTGCCAGCAGTATTACCTGATGGTATGCCACCTTTAGAGGGGTATTGTTGGAAGGTCATTAGGCAATCTCCACTCCGCTAATATGGATCGTTACAGCAGTAGTTGAAGCAAAACCAGTAATGGTCTTTGCTGGGTTAGCAGCAGGTATAACCTGCTTCATATCAAACCCAACTACAGAGTTTGCAGCAAGACTAACTGCTGGAACAGCTACTACACCATCAAGAGCAATGGTTGCAGTTGATGCTGAAGTTGCTGCATTAGCCAACACGATGTTGGTTACTACCGCAGTCGTGCTTGTATTTGGTGATGTATAGAGGGTTGCACTAGAAGTAGCTGCTGCTGTTCTAGCCAACACTTTTGAAGTTACAGCCATGAGTTACTGTTACCTTTCTTTCTTAGTAGATATCCATTAGATCAACAACAATTCTTTCATCATCATATGCCGAAGCAATGTCAATAATTGGTGTCGATCCGCCAGATGAGGTTATTCTATTAGCAGTACCAGAAACTCCTGATACAGCCGAGGTTGAAGATATTGCAATCCAAGCACTACCACTCCATGCATACATAGTTGATAGTGGTGTATCCCAGTAGGTTGCACCGACAATGAGGGCATCTCCATCGTTATCTAAATTTGGTGCAGTTGCCTTAGCACCAAGGTATCGATCATCGAAGGAGTCATATGAAGCGGCAGCAGCCGATGCTGAGTTAGCAGCAGATGTTGCAGAAGTTTGTGCTGAAGATGCACTTGTAGAAGCAGAAGAAGCTGATGTGGAAGCAGAGGTAGCAGATGTTGCTGCTGCTGAAGCTGAGTTAGCTGCTGAAGTTGCAGAGGTTGCAGCAGAAGCAGTCGATCCAAACAAGTTATCAATGTAAGACCTATTGACAGCATCAGTAGATGCTGATGGGGTTCCAAGATCAGTAATCTTGTTATTACCCATTGACAAGACACCGGTCATTGAATCGCCGGCTTTAGAAACCTTGGTAGCAATATTGTTGGTTACTGTGGTTGAGAAGCTTGCATCATCATTGATTGCAGCAGCAAGTTCATTAAGGGTATCTAAAGCACCCGGGGCTGCATCGACAAGGTTAGATACTTGAGTATCTACATAAAATTTAGTTGCTGCATCTGTGTTAGATGATGGAGTACCAAGACCAGTCACCTTAAATCCACCAGCAGCAAAATCAGAACCCAAGGTTCCACTTGTGATGGTCTTAGATGTAAGAGTGGAAGCAACTTCATCAAGAGTTACGGTACCAGTAGCATTTGGGAGGGTAATAGTTCTATCGGCTGTAGGATCGGTGACTGTAAGGGTTGTCTCATTGGCATCGGCTGAAGATCCTTCAAATACGATGTTTGAGTCGTTAAGGAAAAGACCTGTAACGGTAGGGCTTGTGATTGTCTTATTAGTTAGAGTCTCGCTACCTGTAAGGGTTACGAAGTTATCGTCAGATAATGCTGTATTGAACTCAGCAGTAGTACCTGAGAGAGTGTTGCTTGAAAGATTGATTATTTTATTGGTCAGAGTTTCTGATCCAGCCAGAGTAGCAAAGTCTGCATCTGACATAGCAGAGTTAAACTGAGCCTTAGTACCTGTAACAGTATTCGATCCAAGATCAACTGTCTTATTGGTCAGGGTCTGAGATCCGCTAATCGTGGCTACATCAACACCGGCAGCCTTAACAGTTCCTGATCCTTTGGGAACAATGTTGACTGAGATATTGGTATCTCCGCCAGTAGCTGCAATACTTGGGTTATTACCAGTAGCAGCGTTAGTTACTGTGAACTCATTGACCGCAGATGTTGTCTTGTTAAAGACAATCTGTTCATTACCACTATCATCAGCAATGAAGCCACCATTAACAAACTTTGGTGCAGTAAGAGTCTTGGCACTTAAAGTCTGTGTATCTGTAGTTCCGACAATAGCTCCAGATACACCATGAACACCTGTAGTTGTTGGGCTTGCTGTTGACCCAAGGTGAGATGAGAAGTCTGTAAAGTCTTGAGCAGATACAACATGTCTAACCGTGGCACCGGCTGCGTGGGTTACATTCGTTGTATTATCATCACCACGAACAACGGTGAGGCTTGTTCCACCTGCACTAGCCGTTACTTTAACAATCTCTTCTTTATTGGTATCTGGATCAATGACCAAAGAATATGGATAGCTGGTAGGAAAACCAGTCACCAAATCTAAAGTAATAGTTATGGCAACACTACTTATAGAAGAAGATAGTGAAGCCTGTTTTGCTGTGGATGAATAGTGTCTGTTCTGTGCCATTCGTTACCTCTTATAGTGGAGTCGGGGAGGGTATAGATCTCGGAGTGATGCAGCTTCTTGTTGAAGTCGCTGCGTATACAGACCAAGATAGAAACGAGCTGTAGAGGCACCTGAGCCGACCGGCTTCGATTGGTCGAGCATATCCGCTTCTACGCTTTGGAATGGAATCTTTGCTGCATCGCTATTCATAAGTAGACGAGCTATAGTTCCATACATAATTGCATCAACAGAACTTGATGGGAAACCAGTAACTGTTTCATATACATC